GCTTGATGCCATAATGAAAAACGCCCTTGAAAACCTCAACAAAAATCTGCAAAGAGGTCTTGCAACAGGAGCAATGATAATAAAGCCGCTGGGTGCTGATAAGGTGCAGTATGTTCCGCAGTCGCAGTTCATTCCTGTGGAGTATGACGTGAACGGCAGACTTATAAAGGTCATTTTTCCTGAGATAAAACGCATGGGCGATAATGATTACCGTATAAGGCTTGAATATCACGCTCTGGACTATGAAAAAGGGCTGACTATCACAAACAGGGCTTTTCGTTCCAATGACGGCGTATCTCTTGGTGCTGAGATACCTCTCACGGCTGTTTCAGAGTGGGCGGAGATTATCCCTAAGATAGCCTATCCCCTTATGCTGCGACCCTCTTTCGGCTATTATGTCAACCCTATCGACAATACAGTTGACGGTTCACATTCAGGCGTATCAGTGTTCGCAGGGGCGGAAGAAGTCATAAGAAAAGCTGATATCCAATTCGGCAGGCTCGATTGGGAGTTTGAATCAGGGGAGCGTGCAATAGACGTTGACGAGGCTGTGCTAAGACCTGTGACAGACCCGTTCACAGGTAAGAAGCGTGCAGAAATGCCAAAGCTCAATGAACGGCTTTTCAGAGGGGTAAACGTGTCGGCTGGCACGAGCGGTGACTTTTATCACGAGTTCTCACCGCAGTTAAGGCAGGCGGATTTTATCGCAGGACTTGAAGAATACAAACGTGAAATAGAGTTTACTGTGGGGCTGTCCTATGGGGATATCTCAAACCCTCAGACAGTTGACAAGACGGCAACGGAGATAAAGTCCTCAAAGCAGAGAAAGTTTGATACTGTCACGGCGATACAGAATAGCCTTCGTGTCTGCCTTGAAGACCTGTGCTATTCGCTGGCGTTCTATAATGGGCTTACTCAAAGCGGTTATGAGCTGTCTGTGAACTTTGAGGATAGTATCCTTGCTGATGATGAAACAAAGCGTGCAAGCGACCGTCAGGACGTTTCTATGGGCATTATGCCACTGTGGGAATACCGAATGAAATGGTATGGTGAGGACGAGGAAACGGCTAAGAAAATGACCTCCGACAGCACCGCAGAGGTAATAGAATAATGCTCAAAGCAAGCGAGATAGAGCGAGTTTCAATGGTGTTTGACAAGCCCCTGCGTGACCTTGAAATGCAGATAATGGAGGATATCGTCCGCAGGATAAAGATAAACGGCGAGATAACACGTTCGGCAGATTGGCAGATATACAGGCTTCACGAGCTTGGAATGAGCAAGCGTGAGATAAAGAAAGCCATAGCCGATAACCTTGATCTCTCCAAAGCTGAGATAAAAGAGCTGTACAATGATATCCTGCAAAAAGGCTATGAATGGGACGATAGTATATACAAGACCAAAGGTAAAGCACGGATACCCCTTGAAGAAAATGAGGGTCTGCAAAGGCTGCTGTCGGCTGTATCGGAGCAGACTTCGGGGGAGCTTAAAAACATATCTCAGTCACTCGGATTTGCAGTAAAACAGCCTAACGGCAAACTTAAATTCACGCAGGCGGCTGACTTCTATCAGCAGAGCCTTGACAACGCCATAATGGGCATAGCGAGCGGAGCGTTCGATTACAATACGGTCATAAAGAAAGTCATTTCGGATATGACGAACTCAGGTCTTCGCACTGTGGACTATGCCACAGGGTGGAGCAACAGGGCAGACGTAGCCGCAAGGCGTTCGGTGATGACAGGGCTTTCACAGCTAACCGCAAAAATGAATGAGGACAACGCAAAAGAGCTTGGCACAGACTATTTTGAAGTCACTTGGCACAGTGGGGCAAGACCCTCTCACCAAGAATGGCAGGGCAAGGTCTACAGCAAAAAAGAACTTGAAACTATCTGCGGTCTTGGTACTGTGACGGGTCTGTGCGGAGCGAATTGCTATCACGATTATTACCCCTTTATCCCCGGCATATCTGAGCGTTCCTATACAGATGAGGAGCTTGCACAGATGAATGCAGAGGAGAACAAGCCTGTTAAGTACGGTGATAAAGAGTACACAAAGTATGAAGCTTTACAGCGACAAAGAAAGCTTGAAACTGCAATGAGAGCTCAGCGACAGAAAATACATCTTCTTGAAGAGGCAGGTGCTGATGAGGAAGATATCATCAACGCACGCTGCCGATATCGTGGCACTTCCCAGGAGTACACGAGGTTTTCAAAAGCAATGGGTCTGCCTCAGCAGAGAGAGCGTGTGAATGCAGACGGATTAGGGAATATGGGGGTGGGAAAAACCAAGATAAACTTGACGCAAAAAGATTATAGTGATATAATTGATATGAAAGGTAAGATGTCTGATATAGACGTGCGAAAGTGGTATAGACACCATAACAAAAATATCCCTCAGCTTATCGACAAAAGCAAGTCTATTGAAGAACAGGCAAGGCAAGCTTGTGAACTGCGTAACAAGTATCGCTTTCAGGCAAGAGAGTTAATGAAAGATCAAAAAGCTCGTAAAACCCTTGACCAGACCGAACCTATCATTTCTTTTGAAGACTTGGTATCAAATAAAATGGTACGAAAAAACATGAGCAGAGAAGAAGCTATAGCAGACACTTTGAAGACCGCTGTAAAAACACGAAGATCAGTAGATAAAAGGTATGGATTGGATGATAAGCAATGAAGAAATATGAATACAATATTTGCACGGCTGCGGACAAAGAAATTTTTGAAAAGCAATGTGCGGCATTGGAAAAGCATATCCCAGGCATTGAACGTTTCGATATGCTGACAGATGTTGACGGCTCACAAACGCAGATATATGAATTAAACGGAAAGAAGATAATCGTACACAACAGTTATTATATAGACGCTGTGTACATTGATTCAGAAGTTGAACTTACAGAGTATTTCAAATGATAATTTTACCGCTTGACAAAGGTCGGGCGGTATTTTTATACCCAAATATCGGAACTAAGCACCTTAACGGGTGCTTTTTTCATACCATTTCGTCCTTGATATGACGTTAAACTGTCAGACTTTCACACCGCAGACAGAGCGGTATATAAGCTATGTAGAAAGGACAAACATATGAAAAACATTTTTGAGATCCTTGCCGCTCTGGGTATCGTTATCCCTGAGGACAAGAAACAGGACATCACAAAACAGGTGGCAGAGAATTATAAGACTGTGGCTGAGTTTGAAAAGGTGAAAAGCCGCCTTGAGGTGGAGCGTGATAACTATAAGGACAGCCTTGATACCGCACAGAACTCTCTCAAAGAGTTTGAGGGCGTGGACGTCAAGGAGCTTAACGGCAAAATCGCACAGCTCACCGCTGACCTTGCTAAGAAAGATACCGAGTATCAGGCAAAGATATCTGATATGGAGTTTGACGCTACCCTTGATAACGCTATCACGGCAAGTAAGGCAAGAAACGTCAAGGCTCTTAAAGCTTTGCTTGATGTGGAAACTCTCAAAGCTTCCAAAAATCAGGCTGAGGATATCAAGACGGCTATCGAGAACGTGAAGAAAGATAACGATTATCTTTTTGAAAGCTCCGAGCCTATCAAGAACCCGGTTGCTCCCACAGGAACGCCTGCCGCAGGTGAAGTGAGCAAGGAAACCTTTGCAAAAATGGGGTATATGCAGAGGCTGGAACTTAAACGAACAGACCCCGAAAAATACGAACAGTTGAAAGGATAGGATATTATGAAAATGACAAATGGCATTAGAATTTCTATGCAGTATTTCGCAGAGCCGACAAAGATCACCGACCTTATCGATCCTGAGGTAATGAGTGATATGATAGACGCAAAGATAGAGTCTAAGATAACTGTATCTCCCTTTGCGAAGATAGACAGAACGCTCGTTGGCGTGCCCGGAGACACTATCACAGTGCCGCAGTATAAGTATATCGGCGACGCAGTTGATGTTGCAGAGGGCGTTGAAGCCGAAACTGTCAAGCTTGAAACAGACTCCACTCAGGCTAAGGTAAAGAAAGCCATGAAAGCGGTGGAGATAACCGACGAGGCTGTTCTCAGCGGCTATGGCAACCCTGTAGGTCAGGCGACTTCACAGTTTGCAATGTCTATCGCTTCTAAGGTGGACGCAGACAGCATGGACGCACTTATGAAAGCCCAGCTCATCTATGATGGCTCGGCTTCTGCTATCTCTTACAGCGGCATTGTTGACGCTGTTGACAAGTTCAATGAGGAGCTGAACACCGAAAAGGCTATGTTTATTAATCCTCATCAGAACTCACAGCTTAGAAAGGACCCGAACTTCATTTCAGCC